TAAATGCGCTTTCTCCACTAGGTTTTGTACCAATCGACATGTAAAGTTTACCAGAGCCGGTAACATTTGCTACATTGGTAAACCAACCGGTAGGAGTACCTGCACTAGGAGATGGCGCACTTATGGTGCCAGTAGCTCTTTTAAATATAGCATCTACAGCATCTCCCGCTTCTCCGTCGATTCTTTGCGAAAATACAAAAGCTGTGCTCCAAGGTATTGAAATAGTTTCATCCCCAGCACCTGTAACCAAGGCTCTGGCTGCATAGATAGTTTGACCCGACGCAGTAAAACCAGGAATGCTCAAACCCCAGTTACTATCATTTACTGTTAAAGTTGAGTCACTAAATTTAAAAGTAGATCCTGTCGGAACGTTTGGTGGATCCCCTGTTAGAACATTTGCTGTGTAAATTATTAATTCTGCTACACTTTTTGCAGTAATTGGATAAGGAGTACCCCAGACCCAGTTACTGCTTCCACTTGCCAGCTGCCCTTTTGAAGCATATAAAAGACCGGTGCCAGAAGGTACATCATCAGACCAAGTATAACTAGTACTTCCTACCGTGAAAGCATTTGGTAAAGAGCTGGAACCAGCTGCAACAACACTACTTGCATCAACAGAGGCAGGTACTTTTACAAAAACAAAATTAATATTATTACCTACTGCACCTCTCTCTGACTTCGACAAGCTTTGAATAGTTTTTAAGTCTATAGCAGTACCTTCACCAGTTCCCAACCTAATCGTAGTTGTTATTTGCTCGTCAGGGCTCCCAAATACTTGAGGATTAGTAGTAGGAACTACCACATTTCCGATAGACACTATATTGTTAGAAACTCCAGTTATATTTCCTGCACTAAAATTATTTGTAGTGGAGGTGGGTTCGCCGAAGATATACCACTGACCCTGTGCTAAAGCGCCATCCTGAGCTAAGCCGTTTTGGCCATTAGTTTTACCATGTGTACCGGTTGTATTTCCTACATAAACTCCTACTCTTCCTCCAAGAATAACTTCTAAAGTAGTCGCGGAGTTAGGAACTCCTGCACTTGTAGTAAATGAACCGTCCGCATTAGTTGAGTAAGCATGCGAAGCATTCGGATTAACAATTACAGGCCCTCCTTGGCCTTCAGAGACATGAGCAATAGTAAAAGCATCTACAGCGTGCACCGTTGGTAGTATATCATTACCATTAGCATCTGTACCCTTTTGACTAGACGCATTCCAATTTTGCGGTTTTTCTGCTACTCGTACTTCGAAAACTTTAGTTGTAACTGAGCCTCGGATTGGCGGAACACTATAACTTATTTCTTGTTTGTTGAAATTTGGTTGAGCGGGACTTGAAGTTGACTCTCCCGAAGGATCATAATAAATTCCACCATTAAGAGCATTGTTATTTTCAAAAAATTTAAATATCGGATCGGAAAAATTTCTAGCTGTAGCTGTAAGTTTTATTTGTCCACTAGAAGACGATTGGAACTCGGGGTTTTGTTCAAAATCATCATATAAAATAGAATAATCTTCGGCAATAAAGTTAACAACTCTTCCCGAAGCTCCCGAGGCCCCATCTTTAATTCTTAAAATATCATCTGAACCAAAAGCATTTATTCCAGCATTACTAGCCTCTCTAACTTCTGCAGTAATTATAATTGGAGTTCCATCTCCATAGTCTATACTACCGTCGCCATTAATAGTAAACTCTTTTTCATTCCCCCCAGTAGAATCGGGACCAACAAAATTAGTTGAAATAACACTAGCAACTCCATTAGTATTGGTTACATTAAGATTAGCTCCACTAGTTACATTAGTAATCCTAAATTTAGGGTCTGTAAACCCAACAGCCTTAACTTTTACTTTAACTGATGTAAATTCTGTTTCTTGAGAAGTTGTTCCGTCTGTTTCCGTAGAATATTGAATAGCAGATATGCCGGGGTCTATAGTACAAAGTTTACCTGCAGTTAAACTTTCATTGAGTTGAATAAAGGTTTCTAGAGTAAAAAGATTAGTAGTTACTACGGGATCGCTACCTGTCTCAGTTGCGCTATGGTGTTTAACTCTTCCATAAATTGCATCATTTATATAATCAGGTCTATAGTCTGCCCTACTAATACTAAGATTTGAGATAGCAGTTGTAAATGCTCTATCGAGAATAAAAGTAGTGCTATTTACTATTCCTACAACTTTTGCAGCTTGTACAGATATTTTTCTAAACCAGCCCTTGGGAACGCTTTGCGGAGTACCTGTAATCGTATTTGCTTGTACTTTTTCTGTTAGTTCTTCGTCTAAGTAAAGGTCAACAGCAGTTGAACTAAAACGCTTTACATAGAACTGTCCGTATGTTAATCCTGTTACAGGATTAGCTCGCTCAGGAAAGTCATCAGTTTCATTATTTAAAACTTCTTCTACAACGATTTTATCCCCGTCTACGAGTTCGTGAGCCCCCGATGAAACAAGTCTAGTTGTATTATTGGAGCCAGTACTTGCAATTGTTATAGAGCTAATATAATTTGCTTTTATTACTCCGCCACCATCAAGACGAATTATATCTAGTAATTTAATATTAGCTAGCTGATTATTGCTAGTTGTCATTACTGTAGATTTTTCAGGTATACTTACAGTTGTATTATTGATTGCAGTCCAAGTTTGCTCACTACCTCTCCAACCTCCTTCAGGTATTTCTCTGTAAAAAGGTAATGCTTTTAAAGTATCAGTGTCCCATAAAGCTAATCTAGTCGCTCCATTATAATGTAAAAAATACCAAGTTTGCAGATCAGAATAGTTATTATTTATTAAAGCAATTCTTTCTCTGTTTGCACTAGCTGAAATTCCTGATACATCAATATCTTTGTTTGTTGGAGACCTCAAACTTGTGGCTACTCCCCCAATGCCTGTTAGGGGACTACCTAATGAAAATCCTACAGGAGAAGAGTCCACAAATCGTAGTGCTTCAGGGAGGGAGGACGTAGGATCGTTAGAGTAACTTATATCCGAATTACTCTTAATTCCTTTTGGAAGCCCCCCTACTACTCTAGGAATATCTGATCCAAAAATGTCCAAAACTGTATAAGAAACGGAAGTAAAATTAGAATAGTTTCCTTTTTTACTTACTGCACGAACTCGAAAAGTATAAACATCATTTTTTAAACCAGTAAAAGAGTGCGAAGTTCTGTCTGCTATAATAATAGGAGAATCCAAGTTAGGAATATCATGATGAAGCTCATAATTATTAAGATACTTAAAGTTTTGATTTACATTCTGAACTGAACCTAACAAATTTGTAAAAAGAGATTGGGGAACATCCCAAGCTACTGTTAGTTCTTCCCCCTCTCTTGTAGAGTCAGAATTTAAAACTATGTAAACGTTTTTAGGGGCGGGAACTTCTTCGGGCTCTACATTATCTATTGTACTTTCAGGAATAGCCCCCAAGTAGTAATCTTTATCAACAGCATCATACTTTACATTATAATGTTCTGCTGCTGCAATTTCATATACATTTCCGTCCTCTTCAAGCCCAATACTTAATACTCTATATTCTTTCTTTGAACCCTCTACATCCTCTATACCATCATTGGCTTTTAAAACCCAAACTGTACCCGCAACAGGAATATCTCCTACTGCATAGTTATTATCACCTACTATCTGTGCAACAGTAGGATTCGCAGTGGTTAAAGTGACAGTTTTAGTAACAATATAGGAGTGGGGTTTCCAATCAATTTCAATTGGGGAAGCCCCTGTAGAGTCTAAAAAAGCAGAAGCTGCTTTAGCTTCAGTATCTATAGATCCTAAAGCAAGAGCTTCGTTTGCATTATTATCTTGATCTGCATCAAGAAAAACTTGTCCCGTAATTCTTTGTCCACGGCTATATGTTTTACCTCCTACTTGAATATCATCCATACCAATATAGTATGCAGCACCACTTGTTACAAGAGTAGTGATTTCATAAGTATTGCTGGCATCAACTTCAATTTGTCTATCAAAAGTTACAGCAGAAGCTGTAGCACTTTTTACTACTCCACTAAAATCTACAGCATTTCTGTCTCTATCTTGAACATTAATTACATCTCCCGGACGAATAAAGGCGCCCTGCAATCCGGTTTTAAAACTTACAACCTCTTTTTGATTTTGTGCAGTCCAAAGCTTCCATCTGCCATATCTATATGCTTGACCTTCTGAAGTTGCTCCCATTGCAACAGCAGACTGAGAAATAAGCCTATTATCTCTAACAATTGCTTCTCTATCTTCTACTACTAAGGCTACGGGTTCATAATTATTATTAGGGTCATTCCAAGTTACAACACATTGATTAATTCGTGTTTTTCGTCCTGAAGTTTCATAAGAAAAAGTACCATCAATAACGTTTGCTTTAGAAAAGTTAGCAACAGGTTCTCCTGGAACATCTTGAACTACTGTTAATTTACCGTCCAGCCAGTATAGCATACCTATAAAGACTGTAGCCATATCTTTTAAAACTTTATATACTTCAGTAGATTTTGCTAAATAAATATTTGCTCTAAATCGAGGCTCAAGTATATCGTTTCCATTTGAATCTTTAGTACCAGAAGGTACTAGTTCATCACAGTACTTAGCAACTCTAAATAGGGCGTATTTATCAATTATATCAGGAGAAATCCATTGTCCACACCCATACCTATTATTTGTAATAATATCATAAAACACCCATGCGGGGTTATCGGTGTAAAAAATTTGATCTTTAAATTTTCCATTCCAAAACTTATCATATTTTGCTATTCCATCGTCTGTTTCTTCCCTGGGAGTGTACGCGCTCGGAATCCTAACTTTCATTCCTCGAAGATGGTAGCTTCGAGACGGAACATTGTTATATGTTTTGGAAGAAAAAGTAATTGCAGCGTGGGCAGTATATGGATAGTACAACTTGTCGTGTAAAGTAGAAGTTAAGTCTGAGCCCCCTATAGAAGATTCTGCTTGTAAAGACCAATCATCTATACTTCCCTCTGATGTGCCGTCCGCTCTTACGGGACGACCGGTAGGACGACTTAATCTAATAATTCGAATATCAAAATCATCAAAAGGCTTAAACCTATTTAATCCTATAGTATGATCAAAAGACACAGGCGCAGTTGTTCTAGCAAAATGAACTATTTGACCCCCTTGATTTGCAAAAAGAGTTTTGTAAGGGGTCTCCTGACCATTTAGCCGAGTTCTAATTTGAAAGACATAAATTCCTCTGCCCTGCTCTTTATCTCCATTGGTATTATTATAAAGTATTAAAGAGTTATAATTAATTCGTAGTGTTACTTCATCAACTTGAGTTCTACGAGCTGCCGAAAGTCCAAAATTCGGACCTGATGAGGGGCCGGACGCGGGAATAACAATAGCTGCTCCTGATTGATCAGCATAGCTCTGTCCTGTAGGGTATCCAGTGGTATCAAAAGGTATTAAACCTGCAGCGTTAAGGGTAGTTAGATCAGTTTGTGGGATAGCTTTTCCAGCACCACTACCTGTAATTGAAACTCCTGCAGATACTCCACTTACGTCTTGTATGGGTGCTTGATCGCCCGTTCCCCTCCGAAACTGAAGAGTAGAACCATCATGTTTTGATATATCTGTTTTAGAGCCAGGAACAGTACTATCAAAAGTGGCTTTATCTCGAATATAAAAAGTCGCATTTGTTACATTATTAACTATACTCGAAGTACTTGTAAAAACAGTACTAGAAGTTACATTTTGAATTTCTATTGCTTGATATAAATGAAGTGTAAATGTATCAGAAATATTTATATCTAAATTTCTAGGATTTTGAACAAAATATAGCCCTGCGATACTAGTTTGTCCGTCACCGAAATTAATTTGAACTTCATATCTAGAGCCTGAGCTACCTTCTAAAACTCCAAATTTTAGTGCATCTGTCAACGTTCTCCAATTAGCATTAAAAGAACCATCAGCAGCAGTTCCAAGAGAGAAAGTACCTCCGTTAACCGACATTGGTGGGCCCAAAGAAATAAGAACTTGACTAGCTACTTCTATTACTGCTAGCTTGCCTACGTCTACATCTCTTACTTCAAGTCCTGATACAGTATATGTTTTAGTCGTAGTTCCTGTAGAACTAAGAGTAGCCATTGCACTAGCACTTGGTTTAGTAAAAGAACCTACAGCGGTTGAATTTTCAAAAGAAATATTATCAACAAAAACAGAATTTTTTCCGTCAACCAAACCGTAAATAGGGCCTTCACAAAGCATATCAACAAAACCAATGTTTTGCTTTGCAGCGCCTTTTTCAAAGCTTCTTCCTACTGGAACATATAGTCCGTGAAAATTCATATTATTATCCGCTCCAATCTGTAAATTCTTGTGAGTTGCCCGGGTCTTTAGTATGACTCGGGGAAGCGTCACCACCACTAGAGCTATAACCTCCAGTATCATAGGGTTCTACTGAGTCTGCTGCAGGTTGAGCAATATCTGTAAAACCTCTAGTGTCATTTCTTACCGCAAAAGAAATTGGACGTCCGGGTATTCGTAGTTCCCCATAAAGTACAGGTACGGGGTCGCCTTCTAATATTGTCTGTCCCGCTCCTTGAAAGAGATAGCTTTCATCTTGTTGTACTGCATCATCTACTGAAGGGTCGGGTGCCATCATTTCTTGCAATCCTGTCATTGCTAAATTTATCGCTATCATTGCTACAACTTTACCGAAGCCAGTTAAAGTTGCTGTTGCGGCACCGGGCCCAGATCCAAGCAAGAAAGCTTCTCGTAGTCCAGGGGTCAGCAAAATAACTGCAATAACCACTGCTGCAATTATTTTTCCAATGCCCCCTTTACTACCCATAGGCATTGCAGAAATAATCATATCTCCTTCTTTATAGTTAAGAAGAAGTTCTTCTTCTTTTTGAATACCTTTACCATTTACTTGACAGATAAAACCTATACCTTTTTCATAGCATTCTGTAATGTATTGACGAAAATCATCAAAGTTTGCATTTAAACAAGACATAACATCAGCAAAAGAGTCTGCCTCTATTTCAAATTCTGAGCCAAACCTGTCTGCTATTTCACCTTCTAAATATACTTTACGCAACATAACGATAAATTCCTACTAAATGCTGTATCCAAAAAGGGTATAAGTTTTCTCTACATGATAATCGATTTTCTGCATGATGAAAAAAAATATCATTTCCTAAATATACGCCGCAATGATTTGCAACTTTTTCTCTAATTTTAAATATTAAAACATCATTTTTTTCGGGGGAATCCACTTTTTTATGATTCCAATTTTTAATATTTTCTTCTGTAAAATAATCTAAATTATTATTCCACCAATCATCCTCAAAGGGCTCTCTTGGGGGAATAAATATGTTTTCTTTTTCTAGCCAGTCTCTCAGTGCTTCAAAGCAATCTCTTATTCCAAACTCATACTCTCTACCTATTAAAGGATATGCTCTTTTTTTCGGTTCTACTATATTTAGTTCCATATCCGGATAACTAAAAATGTAGTAAGGTATTCCTAAAGCATTACAACAATTTATATCATGTTCTGATGCTTCGTTCGATGCATCTGGATGATTATGAATAATTCCTAAAATATCTGCCTTACTTTTTATATTTAAGTAGTCTTTTGATGACAATATAAAATTTTCTGTTCCTTTTGCTAAATTTTCACAAGGAAACCACTGTCTTTTACCTTTTACAATACCGATTACGCCACAAGCTTCTCTAGGGTACTCTTTTTCAAAATGTTTTTGTATTTCTTCAATCATCGAAACTGCTTTGATCCTGGGAATCCTCCAAAAGGTAAATGCCTTTGTTTATTAAAATCTGCATCTTCTACCCATTTATCCGCACTACTTAATGAATTGGCAGCGCTAATATCCGTACTGTCTATAGTTATAGTATTAGTAGTTATTGCCGAAATTGTTTTTGTTCCTGATAGGGCGGTACGTAAATTATCATTTTGAGTTACATAAATAATAACTTCATCTCCTACTTGGAATTGATGAGCATTTACAAAAGTAATAGTAGTTTTTGTGGTATCTCCACTAGCTGAAGCTACTGCTGTGAAATTTTTTATATACTTTTGGAATCTTATCTTACAAGAGTCTAAAACTTTTCCACATACATCTATTCTTTTCCAATATCTTCCAAATATTCTAGGGTCTTTTGCTCCATGAGCGTGAGGAATTATAGTTTGCCAAATCTGTCTTTGGTTTGTTCCGGTTTCTTCTGTAAATACTTTATCATTTACACTATAAGTTCCTCCAGAAGTACTGGCCCAGTTTCCTAAAATTCCTGTTATTCTATTATTGTCCTTGTCAATATATCCCCCTTGGTCTGCCGCAGTAAAGTTCCAACTGCATCCTCCTCCAAAACCTAGTGCTTTACCTTGATATTGCCAAGAACAGTATTTTCCTATAATTCTTCTTGCAGGTATCGTTATACCCTCTATATCCATCGGAGATGCTAGTTCAAAAGTTGCAACGATATTATTTTCAGAAGCAACTCTATCAATAAAATAAGTTTGACTAGGAAATTCCGGAGGATTAGTGGTATCTAATGCAGACTCAAAAGCTCTTCTATATACAATCTTTGTTCCGATTAAATCATCGTTTGTTTCAAAAGGAAGAGTTAAACCTGAATTATTTCTAATTGCTTGAACACCAACTATTTCACTACTATCTGCTGTTTTTGTCAAGGCAGGAATATTTGCTATAGCAAGAGTAGGTCTGGCAATTGCTCCTGAAGAAGCTACTTCTTGTCCGGTAATTTGGATAGGGATAGAAAAGTAGTCATTTCCATCAAAAGTTACGGTTGCATTTCCTCCCTGCTCTAACCCTGGAAATAAATGAAAAGTTCCTGTAGTATCATTTGCACTTTTTGGGTGTCCTGGAAGAGTAATATCAAAAAGCTCTAATATAGGATCCGCTATTTCATTTAGCTGTACTGTATCTATTACATCTGTCATTAGGGTTCATACACTCTTTTGAAGGTTGCAGAAAGATTATGAACAGTTGTTTGTATGTATGAAACACTGTATTCCTCGCAAACTACTTTCATTTGAGTTTCTCCATCGTAGTCAGTGACTGTAAAGGGAAAAGCTTTTGCAGCAAAACTATCAAAAAATTTAGCTAGTCTATTTATTTCCCCGCTAGAACGATTTTTAAAAGTTACTCTAAATATATCATCTTTTGGATTTATTCCATGTCGTACTCTCTGAGAATACCCGTCTCCAAATTGTGCTGTAAGTATTCGTTGTTTTGTCTTTTTATTTAGTCCTCGATCGACAGTAACTTTTAAATCAGAAGGCGGATGAGTTATAGTAAGAGTAGTAGTATTTGCAATAGCAGTAGTTATATTATTATTTAAAGTAATTCTTTTATTTGCAGTATCGATAGAACTTATTGTTGAGCTAGAAGGAACATTCGTTCCTGATACTTTATCGCCTACTGAAAATGCACTAACTGTAGCAACAGAAACTATTGCTTGACTTGTGGCAGCTTCTGCAGTTGTTTTTACAGTTGTAGAAATTGAGTCTGCAGGAATTGTCATTGTAAATTCTGCCATTAGGATACTCCCATTGGATTAAGAATGCCGCCAGCCCGTTTTTGATTTATTAATTCTGATTGAACTGCTGCAGCAATCATTCGTCCTAAATCTGCTCCTTGTTGTCCTGACTCTACTTCTGTAGATCCATTTCCGTCGGAGTCTACTGCAACATTTACAGTTACATTATTTTGTTGCATTCCTCCGCCGGGCATAGAGACAGGAATAGATTTTCCATCAGGAAGAGGAACTACTGCTTCATCAAATTTTCCTTCTCCTATAAGACCAACAGTAGGTTTACGTGCTATACCTCCGCTTGCATAGGCTGCGGATCTAAAACCTCCTTTTGCTATTCCTCCATTTGCAAACCCAAAGAAGGACATAATACCGCCTGCTCCTCCGGCGCCTCCAAATAGCTGCCCAAATATATCGCCCAAAGACCCAAATAAATCTGAGAATATATCACCGCCCGCGCTAAAAGCTGCACCTAATTTTTCCACGAAGCCACCTTTAGCATTATTATCAAAAATAGCGCTAAATTTATCTAGAAAAATAGGTATACTTCCTCCTACTTTTGCAGTTGTGTTACCTCCAAGTTGTGGACCAGGACCAGAACCAATAGTAGCAGCTTTTGGAGTTCCAAAAAGTTTTTCCATAATACCTTTTTT